AAATAACGTAATTGTTGAATCTCTTACAAACGTTCGAACAGTTAACGTTATTACTGACGTCATCGCGCCGTTTGTTGGTGTAGCGATTAACGCGCCGGATTATGAAGTCGCGGGCCCTATGTCAGGCACGGCATCTCCGGTTAGCTTGTCTACACCATTGAATCTAGCCTTCGGCATTCAGTCACTTCAGATTGGAACTATCGTAAACTTTAAGAACATCGATCCAGGTGAAGATTATATAAACGACGTCTTCAGTTTAGCTCAAGACTCGGTCTTCTCTAACTTTGATCGACTTGGTCAAGTAATAACATTAACGACACCTGCTTCTGCGTCTTTGTTTAATGTTGGTGAAATTATCACCGAAGCTACTACGAACATTACAGCTAAAATTACTTCAATTAATTCTGGTATAGGCGCGCTAAGTATTATTCCATATGATTACTTTGGTTTTAGTGGTAATAACATCATAAAAGCTGGTGGATCACAATATCAAGTAAGCACCGTTGCTACTGATTATAATTCTAAACCTTATGGCGAAAACGCAATCATTGAATCTACAACTGAATTCGCAGTAGGTAGAATTAAGAAAGTCGCTGTTATTAATTCTGGTTTCGGATATGTAGATGGGGATTACGTTTCGCTCACAGATGACACCGGTGAAGTACAAACAAAGGGAACGATAGAAGTAGACACACAAGGTGTGACAGGCGGTTACTGGGCAGATAACTCGTCACACCTCAATGGATATATCGAATCAGCAAACTCAGCTCTGTCTTACTTCGACTCAGGCATGAGAATTCAAGATAGTGACTACTATCAAGAGTATTCATACTTAATTCGTTCTACGATTAATCCAGCTGAATATGAGAAGTTACTCAAAGAAAACGTTCACCTGGCCGGAACGAAGATGTTCGGCGACTTCATCTTCAAAGATAAGATCGACTCTATCGTGAAACCAAGATTCTTAAGATTGTTTAATGATCAAGGACAAGGATCACCTCTTGATGAAGCTAGCATAACAGAACTTACAGCAGACGTAGTTAATTACTACGCTGACTCAGATGAAGTCACGGCAGACAACGTACCTACTTAAAACATAATAAATATTTTAAAGTTTAGAGGACACTATGGCAAAGCAAATAATCAACACCGGCGCAGCAGCGAATGATGGAACAGGCGACTCGTTACGCTCGTCTTTTACTAAGACAAATGCCAACTTTACCGAAGTTTATAACTCTTTAGGTAATGGAACCTCGCTAACGAATCTCATTAATAGTGCAGGTGAAATAGAATTAGTAGGTATTCCAAATAAGATATCTTTCACGTATTCTAATTTTGCTAATCTTCCATCTGCTACAACCTACGCTGGTTGTGTAGCATACGTTACAGGTACAGGATCTTTATACTATGCTCACTCCGGTCAATGGAGAAAGCTACTTGCCGATACATCGAACGGTGCAATTACATCTTACACCGATAATCTATCTCCTGTTGCTTATTCTGGTAATCTTTTAGACTTAGGAATCGTCGATGGAACGTCTGGTCAAGTTCTCACGACTGACGGTGCTGGTAATTTTGCGTTCTCAACGGTCTCCGGCGGCGGTGGTGGTGGATCGGGTAACAACGCGTTTTCAATCTTTCAAGTAGCAGGTCAAAGCAACATCGTAGCTGATAGTGCTACCGATACAGTGACGTTTGTTGCTGGTTCCGGCATGACAATTACAACAAACGCTGCGGCCGACTCAATCACATTTGCGGCAAGTGGCGGTGGTGCTTCAGCATTTTCTGATTTAACAGAAGCAAATACAGCAACATTAACGATTGATGATATCGCATACGCAGCAACAACTAACTTAGTAGTTACAGCGAACGGAACTTCAGCTTATCGTTTTGATCAGTATGGCACAACAGATGATCCTACGATCTATGTAAAAGCTGGTACGACTGTTGCATTTAATTTAGACGCGCTATCTGGTCACCCATTCTTAATTCGTAGTGGTGGTTCAAACTATAATGAAGGTTTGGTTCATATCGCTTCGAATGGTACAGTGTCAACCGGAACGAACGCGCAAGGTAAGACATCAGGAACTCTTTATTGGAAGATACCTGCTACGATCTCAGGCGTTTATGATTACGTCTGTCAAAATCACGGCGTAATGACCGGTAACATTATTGTAGCAAGTGCAGGCGGTCAAGTAAGAAGAACGCAAGCTGTCACAACATCTTCTGTCGGTGATGGCGCGTCAACAAACATATCATTTGGTAACCTAGGTTTATCTTACGCACTCTATAGTATTCAAGTAGATAAAGCATGCTGGGTAAGAATTTATTCTGACACAGCAAGTCGTACAGCAGACGCAAGCCGAGCGCAAGGTGCTGATCCATCAGAAGGTGCGGGTGTTGTCGCCGAAGTCATTGCAACTGGTGCGACAACATTTAAGATCACTCCAGCAGTGTTCGGTTACGTAAGCTCTGGTGAAACAACGATTCCAGTTGCCGTAAAGAACAACTCAGGCTCAACAGGAACAGTACAAGTTACAATCACGGCATTAACACTTGAAGCCTAATAAATGGAAAAGACAAAATACAATATAGTATTAAGAGACGGCTGCGACCAGAATCACTTTCTTACAGAAGGCGATGGTAAAGGTCTCGAAGTCGTCGATGGTCTGTCTGAAATTAAAGGATTAATATTACTTAATCTTACGTATGATGAAGCGATAAGACTTGCTGATAGCGATGACGTATCGGCGATTGAAATTGATTTACCAAAAGTATCTACTTCTCTTTATCCTCCTACGACACCTTTAAAATCTTTAACTGTAGATCTAGTTGCGTTAACGAGTTATCCTACACCTTATACTGAATTCGTTGGTAAATTTGCTTCTCAGTTCTTTCACTTTATGTCAGACATACCACTTAGAGGAGCAGGCAACACCGCGCCTTTAGGTTATTTTGCATCTGAAGATGGTAGGTCTAATGATGAAGTAGTGACGCAAAACTATGCTGGAGACTACGTTGATATTGTAGCGGTTGAAGCTGGCACTCCAGATAGCGGCCTTGATGGATATGAAAATCACCCTGACTGGGATAATGAAGCTGGCGACGCTACACGCTTTGTTAAGATGGATTGGAATACTTATGCTGGCGGTCCTAGTGGTATAACCGCTATTGAAAATATACAAGCTACTAACAACACCAGGTATTTAGATGATCACGCTATTGGTGTGCTTAGCGTCGCTGGTGGTAAATATTGTGGCTGGGCTAAAGTAAGTAGTTTAAGAGTCATCTATCTTAATGTAGATTCAGACTCGGCTGTTTATAATGCTATTTTAGCTTGGCATAACTCAAAACCGATTAATCCTGTTACTGGAAAAAAGAATGCTACTATAGTTAATAACTCTTGGGGATATACGCAGGCATTTAGCGCAGCGATTCCAGTTGACGCAATATCATCAATTCAGGCTTACGATACAGCTAATAATTCAGTTACAATTAGTAGACCAGGTTCATCTTGGGGTACTGATTTAACTCCATTCTATAATAACTCGATTATGCCTCGCATATTGAGAGATCCAGATACTAACGTTTATGGATGGTATATAACAAGAGATCCGTATCAAGTTACTTCATCGACTCTTTCGTCTATCTTAACTGCGTTTAACTCAGCAGGCGGAATATATTTTGTCAAGAGCGCAGGAAATAGTACAGCAGTCGGTGTTAAAACAGATGATCCACGTTGGAATACGCGTTGCTTTACTTCAGGATCATTTTCTTACTTGGTAGTAGGTAATACGAGCGGACAAGTTACTATAACTAAAAATAGTAATGGCTCAAGCAATGTTCCGAATTTCTATCCGCTAAGAGTTTTCGCTGAAAGTATTCCCGATATGATTAACGTTGGTGCTATGCAGCATAGCACCGCAAATCCTCTTCCAGACGCGTATAGCTCGAGAGGACCAATGATTGATGTTTTTGGTCCAGGTAATTATACATGGGCTGCGGTACCACAACAGGTTTATAGCGGAGGACCTGTTGCGCCGCCGGGTTGGCCGGGAGGATGGTTCGGTGGCACTAGTTGTGCGGGCCCAGTAATAGCAGGAATAGCTGCGTTAATGGTTGATCACTTCTTTGTTCAAAGAGGTGTTTATCCTACAATAGCACAGTTAAAAAATCTTATTATAAGCAATGCCGTAAGTCGTGTTCAGAGTCAATCTCTAGCTAATGAAACGGCATATTCAAATTCGCCACCATTTTCTTATACTGATTCTGCTGGAACTGTACGTTCACGTACATCATCTAGATTACGCTTTAATACCACGGAGCCTTATGCTATCCTATCTGGTTCTTTTTGGAATGGAGGACTTTCATTACCAGATTTAGGAACAACGCTTCCGAGACAAGGTTTCATACCATATAAGATTCGTCTTGGAAATGGAAAGTACATATCAGATGTTCGTGGACCTGCTTACGGAAGTCGTCCAGCGAATGGACAGACATATCCACGCCGAAAAATTAAGATCGGCCCGAACTAAATAAATAACTAAGATTCAATAAAGGTTTCAATTCATCATGGCAGAAATACTTAGCACTAATTTTAAAAACGATCTTACGAGATTATATGTAGATGATCTCGTAAGTAATGACTACTATCTTTTTGTTTCATCAATCGACAGAATTACTGTTGAGAATTCTTTATTTTCTACGAATCAGTTTCTAGAAAAAACTTTGTTTGGTAAGAAGTTTTTAACAGATGACATACATTTCATGATCAAATATTATCCTTGGCAGAGAGGAGAAATATTTGTTCAATATGATGACACGATTGATTTAGATGGTCAAAAATTCTATTGTGTTGTCACTCCAACAAATAACGACACCGGCGATTATCGTGTTTATAAGTGCCTCTTTAATAATTACGGCGCAACTGTACAGAGTCCTCCAAACTATAACCCAATAACCGTAGATCAAATTTATCATACAGCAGATGGTTATATTTGGAAGTTTATGTACGCGTTAACAGAAAGACAATTTGAAGCCTATAACGCTCTAGGCTATATTCCTATTATAGATCCATTTACGATAAATCCGGCGCTAAGCTCTGGAAGCCCAGTGTCTGATATTGTCGTAGTAAATCCTGATGATAACTCGGGATATGTAGAAGCCTCAGGAAGTATTGTTGGAAACACAGTTACTAACGCTGTTATGATCGCAAATGGTCTTGATGGTCAATTCGTAGTCGACCCTATCACGACATTCAATCCTATTTCAAATTATTATAGTGGGCAATACATTTACATAACGAATCCAAACAGCACTACTTTCTTATACACAATTACAAATTACGTGTTTAGTACAAGCACAGGAAATGCTACGATTAAAGTAGACGGAAATCCTGGTGTTGATGGCGTTCAATCTAACGCGTCTGTTAAAATATTCCCACGCGTAGAAATTTTAGGAGACGGAACTGGCGCGCGAGCTATTCCAAATATTGTAAATGGCGCGATTAAAACAATTACCGTTTTAAATAAAGGATCGGGATATACTAACCTTGAAGCGAGAGTTGTAGATCCTGCGTTCGACTTCTCGCCAGAAGATCCAGCTACAACTGACATACGCGCGGAGGTAAGAGCCATTCTTGCTCCTCGCGGTGGTCATAATTATAACCTGATTGATGAATTAGTATGTAAGCACTTTGGTATGTACGCGTACATCACAACAGATGATAACAATAAAATAGGTGCAAATAACACTTATGGTATTGTTGGTATCGTAAAGAATCCATTATTTGCGAATACCGCGTCTGGATCATTTGATCCAGATGCAAACACCGTACCAGTTGTTTTTGATAATAGAATAGCTATCACTACAGATAACATTGATCGTGTCACTGCGAACACTATACTTACACAAATTAATTCCAATAACGAAGTTATATTTGAAGGCAGAGTTCATGAGATTGACCTGTCAAGTAACACAGTGTATCTCGCTGAGTACATGGGTCCATATCGTAATGGTGCAAATGATGACATAAACTTCGGTATTTCAATTAATACTGACCTACTCTTTAGAAATGAAACAGGTCAGACAATACAGATAAATACACCAGCAGCGAACAATATCGTTGTTTCGCCTTACATTCAAAGATCGGGAAGAGTCTACTATATGAGAGACTTCTTCGCATTACCTAGAAATGAAGACTCAAGAGAAGAGTTTAAGTTCGTTCTGGAGTTTTAAGGAAGCCAATTAAATGCCTATTAATACAGACTTAAATACAGCCCCGTATTTTGACGATTTTGACATCGATAAACAGTACTATCGAGTTCTGTTTAAGCCAGGATACGCGGTACAGGCGCGCGAGTTAACTCAACTCCAAACAATGCTCCAAAACCAGATCGAGCAGTTTGGCGATAACATATTCAAAGAAGGTAGTATTGTAAAGGGCTGTAACTTCACTAATTTGAATGATCTTCAATTCGTAAAACTTGGAGATCTTACAGGGTTTGACCCAGAAGATTACATTAGTCGCCGCGTAACAGAAACAATTGGCGGTGTAGAAGTAGAAGTTGATTATGTTTATGAAGTCGTTGGCGGAACATCTGGTTTGAGAGCAAACATTGTTTCTGCAAAACGTGGATTCGCAACTCGTCCACCTGACTTAAATACATTCTTTATTAACTATTTAAATTCGACGAGCATAGATAAAGTTTTTAGATCAGGTGAACCACTTACAGTTAACCTCTATAAGTTTAAAGTCGGTACTCTCTTACCTGGCGAATCGAATCCATTCCAGACGCAGAATAACATCGCCCCAGCAGGCGTTGCTGTAACAACGCTTGCAAGCCCAACAGGAAAATCGTTTGGTATTCAATCGGCACCAGGTATTATTTTCCAGAATGGTCACTTCCTCTTCGCCGATTCACAGGTTCTCATCGTATCAAAATATACTAACCTACCAAATAATGTTTCGGTAGGTTATCGTATTGATGAGAGACTTGTCTCAGCATTGCAAGATAGTTCATTATACGATAACGCAAATGGTTCATTGAACGAGAACGCGCCAGGCGCAGATCGCCTCGAACTCATTCCAACGCTCGTTGCTCTTGACACAGACGCGGCAAACGCTGACGCAACATTCTTCACATTGATTCGCTATCAGAATGGTAACGCCATCACACTTCGTGACGTATCTCAATATAACGTTCTTGGCGAAGAAATGGCTCGTAGAACATACGAAGAGTCAGGTAACTACGTTCTTCGCGACTTCCCAATTTCAACAGACAGACGTGTTAACCCTGCTAACAACTCACTTACAGACGTAAATGTTCTTGTTGGTACAGGTGTAGCGTATGTCAAAGGTTATCGTGTAGAAAATTCTGGTGAGAGATCGTTCATCATCGACCAGATTCAAAATACAGAGATTCAAGATAATCAACCAGTATCATTCAACTACGGTTCTTATGTAGGAATCGAATACGTGGCAGGTGTCGTAGATTTATCTTACACACCGGTTGACCTATTAGACGATACTGACACTAAGATTGGCGAGACGTTTGTTTCAAACATCACTCCTGGAAAATTATATCTTTTCGGAACACGATTAAATTCAGGAAAGAGATTCTCGCAGGTTGTAAAAGTTGACGGACCTTCAGGTTATATCGAAGTAGGCAACTCAGCTCCTGCAGTACTTAAGGAAGTGATGAAGGGTCCTTTCGTTTTCGATAGCGGAATGATCAGCCTCAAAGAAACAACCGACACACTTATTCCAGTACGTGTTTCAAAAGCAGCAACACATACTTCCAACGTCATCACGATTGTAGCTGATCCAGGTGAAGACTTTGCATGCGATAATGGTGACATCGTTGTTATTGACTCGACAGGAAAGTATATTCCTGTGTCAAGCATCGCAGTTACAATCAATAGCAGCCAGTTAACAGTAAACTTAAATCCTGCTGCTTCTTCAGCTACTAACGTAACAATCTTCTATAATAAGAGACTTCAATTAGCTGAACCTTACAATAAGATTGTAAAAGAACCATATGTAAAAGTTACTTACTCAGGATCACAGAAGAAATACAATCTTGGTTTCCCAGATGTGTTCGAGATTCAGAGTGTCGTTGACTCAGCGGGCAACGACTTCACGAGTAGCTTCCGTTTAAGAACAAACCAGAAAGATCACTATTACGATCTTTCGTATATGGAATACGTCGATGGCCGCCCACAACCAAGTGGTGTGTTAACGATTAAACTAAAAGTATTCCAACTTAGTGCGTCAACTGGTGAATACTTCTTCACAGTTAATAGCTATCCAAACACATTAGATCCAAATGATATTCCTGTTTACATATCAGAAGCAGGTGTAAGATATAATCTTCGTGAATGCTTTGACTTTAGACCATATGTGAACAAGACTGCAGCTGCAGACTATAATGCATTAACAGCAGGCGCGGCACCTACAATTACAGGTTTAGTTGACGCGACTCCGCCAAGCTTCACTACATTTGGTCCAGCATTAATTCCTGCTGTTAATCAGAGTGCAACGACAGACATCGAGTATTATCTCACTCGCGTCGACTCAATCGTAGCTGACTCATATGGTGAGATCGTCTTAGTAAAAGGTGAAGAAGCGCGCTTCGCGATTCCTCCAAAAGTCGATCCTGATAAACTCGTAATTTGTGAAGTCAAGGTTCCAGGATATCCTGCTCTCGCAACTCAAGAAGCTGCTGAGCAAAGAAAGTACGAATACGCAATTAAAGCTAAGCCAAAGGGTATTAAGAGTTATACGATGAAGGATATTCAATCTCTCGAGAAGAAGATTGATAATCTTGTCTATTACGTATCTCTCAGCCAGCTTGAAGCAGAGACACAAAACTTAACAGTTCGCGATGAGAATGGTCTCACAAGATTTAAGAATGGATTTATAGTTGATCCGTTCAATGACCTATCACTCGCGAATGTTGATAGCGCGTTGTTTAACGCAGCTGTTCCATTTAACGAAAAGATTCTCATGCCTTCAGTGAAGACATTCCCTCTTAACCTGAAGTATAAGACATCTTCATCTGCTGGAATATTCCCATCAGTAAATAATATTAAGGTTGGAACTCTTGCGCGTGACTCGAACGTAGAAATTATCGACCAACCATATGCTTCTACATTTAGAAACTGCGTAAGCAACTTCTACAAGTATACAGGCATCGGTGCGATATCGCCTCCGTACGACGCGGCTTACGACACGACAACAAATCCTGCGACAATTGAGATTGACCTACTCACACCATTCCAGGATTTCGCAGATAATATTCAAGAATTCATTCCTATGACTGACACTATTACAAGTCAAAGGCTTGAAGATACTTTCGATTTTATCGATAATCCATTTAATAATTTCACTGGCGGCGTCGGTAACACAATCGAGACAACAACGAGAAGAAATCTTGTTTCTAACGTAAGAACAACACAACAGTTTGTTGGTGACTTCGTTACTAACTTCCAATTCCAGCCTTATATGGCTGCTCGTGACGTAACGATTTACATGTCAGGCTTGAGACCAAGCACACGTCACTACTTCTTCTTCGATGGTGTTGATGTAAATCAATACATAACACCAGGAACACTTGTCAACTCAGTTGATCAGGTACAAAGAAATGGCGTGATGGGAACCGCCGTTTCGACTGATGCTAACGGCGTGTTAAGAGCAGTGTTTAGTTTACCTGCTGCTAAGTTCTTCGTAGGTGATAGAGTTCTCGACATCGTAGACGTTGATCAATATTCAGCTATTGACTCAGCATCAACATCTCGCGGTTTCGTAACATATCGTGCATATAACTTCTCAGTTCAGAAGACTTCTCTTACAACATCAACGAGAGCACCTGATTTTGAAATCGCAGCTACTACAACAACAAGAAACGTACCACGTCGTCCACCTGCACGCATCGATCCACTCGCGCAAACATTCTTCATCAAGAAAGGCATGGGCGGTGTATCGAACTCAGTATACTTGTCACAAGTAGATCTATACTTTAAGAGAAAGAGTACAACGAATGGTGTAACCGTTATGATCCGCGAGGTTCTTAATGGATACCCAACAAACCAGATTGTTCCATTCTCACAGGTACACTATCTACCGGCTCAAGTAAATGTATCTGACGACTCGTCAGCTGCTACAACATTTATATTCGAAGCACCTATTCGTTTAGATGTAGAAAAAGAATACGCGGTTGTTATTCAGCCTGATGCTAATGATCCTAACTACTTAGTCTTTACATCTAAAGTAGGCGGAACAGATTTAACACCAGGCGTAACACAAGGTCAACCAATTGTTCAAGACTGGGGTGACGGCGTACTCTTCACATCAACAAACAATAGTGCTTGGAAGTCTTATCAAGACGAAGACATTAAGTTTACACTTTATCGCCATAATTTCAATGCTTCTTCTGGTACACTTACACTTACGAATGATGATAACGAGTTCTTCACAGTAAACGATATCGCAGGAAGATTTAATCCTGGCGAATTAGTTTACCAAGAGAAAGCATTAAGTGGCGGTACTAGCGCGACTATAAGCATGGTAAATAATACTAATGTTATTACCGGCACAGCGCTTGACGATACTTATGCCGTCGGTGATTACATACTCGTGAAGAACGCTGGTAATACGAGAAGAGATATATTCAAGATCACCGGTATTACAAACACTACGACTATGACTACGGATAAGGTGACTTCGTTCGCGGTTTCTTCCGGAACTGGAACGCCTGTCGTGGTTGGAAACTTATGTTATTACAATCTTGTCAATCCTTTCGAGATGCATCTCGAGAAGAGTAGCGCAAAGTCAACAAGAAAGTTTGACACAAACGTTGACATCATTGGTCTCGACAGTGGTGCTTCTGCGAACACAGTAAGTGTCGATGATATTAATATAAGTTATGTTCAGCCAATGATCATGAAGGCGACCGACTCAGCTTCAACAGTTACACTCACAGGTGAGTTTGTTGATCCAGCTGACGTCAACTCTTCATACACAATGGCAATGAAGTTTAACGACAATAACCACTTTAACGCGAAAGGCATTGTTCTTT